TACATCCACGGTTGGACAAGGATGGAAAGCCGATTCTGGTCAAGTAGTGATAACCATAGATTATCCCTACCGTACAAGGTATGTGGTATAATTTGCATACCCCGCAGGAGGTAGCTATGTACCGAAACCGAACCAAAGGAAGTCAGCGATTTAACGAGCGCATGCGACGATGGCGAGATGCAAAAGAGCGTATCAGGTTGGAGGGGACAGCGCCTATCTATCCATACGAGCCGCCAGAAATCCGGCGCAGGATAATTGTGGAAGATTATGATTATGGCAGAACGGTGCGACATGAATTTGTCTTACTCAAGTCAAATCGGATCGACTGTTATATGGTTTCCGTGGATGGCAAATTATTACCTGGGCGCATGGGATGGGCGAAAGTATTAGAGATGGTGAGAAAAGCATTCTTGAGAGCAACAACGAGGGTATTTAACGAGTGAAAGGAGCATCATGACACTGTACGAAAAACAGCCAAATGGCAGATACAAGGAGCATGTACCGAAACCAATTAACATGCCGGAAATCGACACGGAGCAAGTAGTTACTCTGTTGTCAGCGTTGACAATCTCTATGCTCATCAGCGTCGAGGATCAATTGCCACGCCATGCGGCATTGGCAAGACGAGTCCAGGGAGTTGAGGAAGCGGTCAAGAAGCTGGCTCTGCTGAACGGCGCGGCGCTTGATCCTAAGTTAATTGACGCAGGGGTGGCGGCGTGGAATGGGGCGATTCATGCCATGCAGCGCGGATTGTCGGGAACAACAAACTAAAAGGAGAATCAACACATGGCTAAAGAAATCAATTACACGGAAATGAGGCATCTGGACTGCGTTTTGACTGACGAAGAAGTTAAGCAATATGGCGAGGACTTGGCCCATCGGCTGATGGATATTACTGCGCTGGAACTTGAAAAAGCGCGAGTAAACAACAAGATTAAGCCGATTAAGAGCGAGGTTGAGGAACTTGTAGCCAAGATTGACACAAAGAAAGAAGTTCGCGAGGTCGCCTGTGATTGGCATTATGATTGGGACAAGGGCAAAAAGCGCCTGATTCGTACCGACACTTATGCCACCCTGCCAAACACCACATTTGATATATCCGAAGACGAAAAGCAAATGAATCTGGAGGCGGCATGATTCAGTTCTTCGTGCCTTCAACACCCGTTGCTCAAGGCCGTCCCCGTATATCGGCAAGAGGCGGTTTTGCGAGAGCTTATGATCCCGCTAAATCACGCGACTATAAATCATGGGTGCGAACATGCGCTATTGAGGCAATGACGCTCACAGGAGCCGAGAGGTATCAGAGAGACATACCCCTGACTATGCGGCTGGAAGTGTTTATTTTGCGACCTAAATCCAAGCCTAAATGTTATGAGCTGCCAACTACAAAGCCGGATAACACAAACTACGCCAAGGGCATCGAAGATGCTCTTAACTCAATCTGTTATGATGATGATTCGCAGATTACGACCAGCATCATCAAGAAGCGGTATGCCTCCGACCCCGGCGTGTTGGTGATAATCCATGAGGATAAGTTATGACCGACTACGAGGAAATGCAGCGGCTCCGCGATTTGGCGGAAAACATGAGAAACGTAAACAATCCAGTTGACCGCTATTTTGCAGAAAAACTTGCCGACTGTAACAAGCGCCGCAAAGAGGCGATTATGAGAGCGGCTAAATTGACGGCGTATAATGCTTGATTTTATTCGGCGTTGCAGTTAGAATGCAGGGAGTAGCAGTTACAATGCAAATTGAATATTAACTGTGTGTTTGTGCGAACACTAAACAGTCTGGGTGATCCACTAGCTTCGTGCATAGGGAGTAACCCATATCATACCCCGCTCGGCGCGCACACGCCTGCGGGGTTTCTCATTTTAAGGAGATATTATGTCAGGTAAAAATTTTAGAGAGGTAAAAACCGACTCATGTTTTGATTGCATCCACGGATTTAGAGACTCATTTATGACCGCTCGTTGCCATATTGACGAGTGTGAACTTGATTTGCGTGGTGGGATGTTAAGAGATTTTTGTTGTGATGATTTCAAACAAAGAGAATGGACTATGAACAAGGGTGGCATGTAATGGGCTTCGTAATGTTTTTACAAGAGGGGCAAACATGCCCGATGATTCTTTGTGACTATTGTCAGAAACCGATTGAGGATATCAACGATGGGGTGACTGTATATCCAGATCATGATTTTGAGGATGGTGTTACTTTTATTCCTCTATTCGCACACAACGGCAAATGCCACGAAGCCATTGAAGAAAACAACGACAATATAGAAACCGGCAACGGCGGATGGCAACCATTATCTTATGACATTCACTGGCTTTTAAAAAACATCAAATTCAAACCTCTAGAAAAAGAACCGTATTCATTAGGCTAAAGGATAGCAATATGAACTGGTTTAGATGGTATCACGGTACAACTACCGACCCAAAACTTGCCTTAATAGCCCATGTATCAGGTCAACCGATGCATCTTGTCATTGCTGTTTGGGCTATGCTTTTAGAAACAGCATCGCAGGCAAACCCAAGAGGATCAATACTGTCTTTTGATTCCGAGAGCGTAACTGTTACGTTACAAACCGTAACGTTACACGTTGACAAAATCATCTCTGCAATGGAGCAAAAACAGATGATTGTTGAGGGGAAAATTAACAAATTTGCCATTAGACAAATTGATAATACGGCAGCAGAGCGTATGCGTAACTATCGGGAAAGATTGAAAAATAAAATTGATGATTCTAATGTGGTTACGGAACGTGACGTAACGAGCGTAACGTTACGCAATGTTACCCCAGAAGAGAGTATAAAAGAACCTCTTAGTGGAAACAAAACTCCTTATCAGGAAATACTCGATCTTTACCATGAAAATTGTCCATCTCTCCCCAAAGTCAGAGTAATCACAGATACCCGCAAAAAGAAAATTGCCGACAGATGGAAACAGTACAAGGGCGATATTGCCGTTTTTACCGAGTGCTTTCAAAAGGTAAGCTGTTCTCCGTTTATGCAGGGCAACAATAAGCAAGGCTGGCAAGCCACATTTGATTGGTTTTTTCAGAACGACACAAACATCGCTAAAGTGCTTGAGGACAAATACTCATCTCATACCAATGACAGCACAATGGCCGGTGTCAAATGACCTACTGCATACGGCCTGCCTCTGATTTCTGGGATAAAGCGAAAGATCGGTATTACCGACGCAACATCGAATCTCAAGGCATTCAACTAGCATGGCCGAAGTTAAAATTTAGGGTACGGCCCCAAGAATTAACTATTTGGTCGGGGTATGCGGGGCATGGCAAGAGTGCTTTTTTATCACTCCTGGCGTTGCAGTTGGCTACCCAAGGAGAACGCACCGTTATTGGGTCATTTGAAATGCCAGCAGATCAAACCGTGGCGCGGCTGATGCGGCAAGCATTAGGGGGCAGCAATGCCAGCGAAAAGGACGTAGACAGTTGCCGCGAGTGGCTTGGTGAACACATTTTTATTTATGACTACGTGGGCAGAGTGACAAATCAAATGGGCATGATGGAGCAATTCAGGATGGCAAACGAGACAGACGGCATAACACAATTTCAGGTGGATTCGTTGCTCAAGTGCGGAATGAATGAGGATGATTACAACGGACAAAAACGGCTTGTCGAGGATTTGCATAATTTCGCCATGTCCAGCTTTTCACACGTTCATTTAGTGGCGCATAGCCGCAAGGGTGACGATGAATCGAAGATACCCGGCAAGATGGACGTTGCACACTCCGGTTCAATCGGACAACTCTGCAACAACGGCATGACTGTGTGGCGCAACAAGCGCAAAGAGGAGGAACTAGCAGAGGGTAATTTCAGGCGGTCGTCTGAATTTGACGCTGTTCTGTGGTGCTGGAAAAGTCGGGAATGCGGCCCCGATGAAGAGGGGAAAGTGGGCTTTTATTACAATCATCCGTCTGTGCAATATTTGGAACGTGCCGATGATTCACCCCGATATTATGCCCCTACACAGGAATTGCCTATATGAGGGCCGACCAAATTAATCAAGCTGCTGCTGATTTCGGGGTCAGCCAACAGTCCGCCCATCGTATGCGAATTAGGTACCTTCTAGAAATTATGTACCAATGGGAACAGTACATAGACGGTCAGACAAACGTGATGCCGCCGAGTACGACAATGGATTGCCTGGACGAGATAATCAGGTTGAAAAACTCAGAATCACGAAAGAGGAAGGGAGTAGCTAAAAACTCAATCACTGACGCAATGGTGGAAACAGCTCGGAATTATCCAATTGACCAGATTATCGAGTTTAACCGGGGAGTGTCGCTTGCTTTTTGTCATGAGGACAGATGCCCTTCCCTGCTATGGAACCGCAAGAACAACACGGCGCACTGCTTCCCATGCGGCAGATCATTCAACGCGCTTGACGTGCTTATCGAGCGGGATGGTAAGGATTTTATCACGGCTGTCAAGGAGCTATGTTAATGGAAATCACGATTAAGTGGAAAGAAGACACCAGCACTAAATGGCAAGACTTCTACACTATCGAGGCCGCGCACATGCCCCGCAATCACTTCCTGTCGCTCTTTAAAAACAAGCTTGCAGTGATTGCGAAATGTGCTGATGAGTATTTCGTCAACCGGGAGGAATTACGCGATCAGTACCGCAAGCAGGGGCGCAAGTGCAAGCTATTCAGCGAGTGTGAGCCGAGCGAGGGGCAACTCCGATATGTGGGATTTAACTAAACGAAAGGAATTGAAATGAACGAAGAATATCCGCTTTTTCCAGAACTCTCTGAGCCAGGACAACAAGAGGCACAGGCGTTGATGGACCGGTTCAAAGAACAGATGGAAAAGGTTTGCGAAAAAACCCTGTCCGAACTTTACACAGATGTTGCCTGTTATATCGAATCTGATAGTTGGACAAATTACCGCAATCAGTTGCTTGAAGGTTTCCGCAACTACGATAACCGCAAAGTGCAAGGCCAGCACGATTTTACAGAGGTTCGCAAGCAAATTTACAAAGAATTTCGTGATGAACTGATACCAGACCTTAATCAAGATTTACTGAAAGAAATTGAATCGCTTAAACAGCAAATCAAATGGATGGAAGAATCAAGAAATCGGTATTGAAAGGAATTGAAATGAGCAAGCACATCAAATACCACAAGTCAGTTACCCAAGGAAGCGACGAGTGGTTTGCATTACGAAGGGGCATATTAACTGCCAGCGAAATGAAGCTAATCATTACCTCAACACTCAAGACAGCCAGCAACGACAAAGAACGCGCTCACCTGTACGAATTAGCCGCTCAACGCATATCAGGCTATACAGAGCCTTGCTACGTTAGTGATGACATGCTCAGAGGCTATGAGGACGAAATAGAAGCGCGTCAACTGTACTCTCAGTACTATGCGCCGGTTGAGGAAGTGGGCTTTATCACAAACGATTCGCTAGGCTTTGCAATTGGCTATTCCCCTGATGGAGTAGTCGGTGATGATGGGCTGATTGAGTGCAAGTCTCGCAGGCAGAAATACCAGATTAAGACGATTGTTGAAAACACCGTTACGGGCAAGATTCCCGAAGAATTTGTCATCCAGATACAAACGGGCCTTTGGGTAACTAAGCGCAAATGGTGCGATTTTATCAGCTTTTGTGGAGGCATCGAGATGGTGACGATCCGCGTTTATCCTGATGAGGCTATACAGGCCGCAATCGTAGCCGCCGCCACAGAGTTTGAAGCGCGTATAGCTGACACGGTTGCAAGATACCAGACAGTCAAAAAAACATACAACCATTTAATCCCCACAGACCGCCGGATTGAATTAGAAATCTCATGCTGAAAGGAAGGAAGTCATGACAGATTTATTAAAAACAATTATCCCGAAGAGTGACCAACTCAACGCTGACGACCTGATAGGCGGCAACAAGACTATCAAAATCACAAAAGTATCTCTTGCAGCAGGTGAGCAGCCAATTGCTATTAATTACGAAGGTGATGGCGGCAAACCCTATCTGCCATGCAAGAGCATGAGGCGCGTACTGGTCAACGTATGGGGCGGTGATGGGAACTCCTATATTGGCCGTAATCTGACGCTGTACCGGGATGAAAAAGTCGTTTTCGGTGGACTTGCTGTTGGCGGTATCCGTATCAGCCACATGTCCCATATTGACAAGGACGTTACTATGGCGCTGACGGCAACCAGGGCAAGCCGGAAACCGTTTACTGTCAAGCCGCTTGTTGTTGAGAGAGCGGCTGGCAAGCCTGCTACAATTACAAAGGATGAGGGCAAATTTCTGTTAGGACTGCTGACGGAAAACAATATTGACCCTTCCGCATTTAAGGCCCACTTCGGCATCGAGAGTAGTTTAGAACTGTTGGCTGCAAGAATGGATGATGCAGTTAAATGGATCACGGAGACAGCAAAGGGGGCAGCAGATGGCGATTAAATACGAGGTAACAGCGAAAAATGGCACGTATACCGACAAGCAGGGCGCAGAGAAAAACAGGTATATCAAAATGGGCGTGGTGATGGAGACAAAGAACGGGCTGGCTGTCAAAATTGAGGCGATTCCTGTGGGCTGGGATGGCTGGGCTTACCTCAATGAACCGAGGGAGAACCCGACAGACCAGCAGCAGGGCGCAGATGATAGCCCGCCGTTCTGATGACCACCGACCAGGCAGAAAACAGGTACGAACGTGTTGCCTATCTCATCCAAGATAATGAAATGACCATCGAGGAGGCAGAACGATATTGCGACACAAAAGCGTATTTTTACGGCATACGCGACCGGCCCCCGGTACAGGGGGAGTTGATCTAGCTGGCAAACTCCTGCAACTCACCTGCCACCATCTGCAATTTAGTTGCTGTGAGCGCGTAGGAGGCTGTAGGAAGCGAAAAGAGGGTAACGGGCATAGCTGATAATAGGGGAGTAATCACGAGGCGCTTAAAACGAGCGAAATGGAAAGCGAGGTGATTGTATGAAACATTAAACATTTGGTATGGACAAAAAAGCCCCCTGTTCGATAGCAGAGGGCTTTTCTAATTTACGATGGCTTGTCTTTTTTCGGCTTATGCTTCGCTCCATTCAGGCGGCTTGCGGCGGCTTTCTTTTCGCTCTTGATCGACCCCATGATGGAGCCGGGGTTGATATCAAAGATTGCTTGGCAACATGGGCAGGTTATTAGCATGGCGACACCTCTTTAAGCATTAATTCAAAAATCCGTTTACGATCCATTTCTGCTAACTTTTTGCTGGCGTATAAATTATCACGGTGGACGCCATAAACAGGATAACCATGTTCCCGTTGTTTTTTGGTCGCGTTCTCTTCGGTGATTCTGCGCCCATTCCGGTTATAGCAGGGCATAATGACTTTATTCTGGATGTCGTATGAATTGACCCTAACAGTTTGGTTGTGCGTGTAAAGCGTGATTAAGTTCATATCATCCTCCTTAGAGTTACCCGCGACTGCGGGAAAGTGTGGGTAATCTATAGCACCCCGTTCACGCGGGAATATTCGATGTATTCATCATTCGTGATTTCACCGCCAGGAATTAATACCCTACCGTCACATGTGCGGAAGCCCCACTCAGTCACCACATACTCGCCATTGACTTGCTCAATGTTCATAGCGACAGGCCCACAACTCTGTCCTCTACCTGTCACGCCGAATTCGCCCCGTTTTTTTGCTGCCGCCGCTGCCGAGTTGTCAGTTTTGTATGTTTTCATTTTGTGTTCCTCCTGTGTCGTTTTGCGCTTCTGTCTTAGTAATATGCACAATTAAAGCCAACGTTGGAATCTAAATGATTAAAGATAGGTAAGTGTAGGTAATTACAACAGAATAAATTATTATCACGCCAGCAAACAATGATCCAATCACGAGGCAATAACCAGACTGTAAGGAATACCGACAAGGCCAACGTTAGGTATTACAACAGGTTATCCGAAACAACCCAAAACACCCCTCAAATGTGTAAAATATCCCGACGATCCGCGTTTATCCTGATGAGGCTATACAGGCCGCAATCGTAGCCGCCGCCACAGAGTTTGAAGCGCGTATAGCTGACACGGTTGCAAGATACCAGACAGTCAAAAAAACATACAAC